CCTAGCGTAATAACAGAAGGAGAGTTTTCTACGTCAACATTACTTAACTGTTCATTTACAGTATCAAGTACCATAGCAGATAATGCTTCAGGTGTGAGACCGTCTCCCAATGAAATTAAACTATACAACTCCGCAAAGTTGGCGTTAATTTTAGAACTTGCTTCTCGGAGAGTATCGCCACTTCCGTCGTTTGCGCTGTTACCTGTGTTAAGAATAAGTCTAGCCATTTTAATTCTCTTTATAAGTGATCGTCTTCATCGATCGTTTCGTTAGTACTTGATGCTAATAAACCTGCGTCTATAGTTGCTGGAGTGTTTAAGTCAACTAAGTCGCCGAATGTAGTATAACCTTGGTCTTGTAATGATTGGAAAGTTTGGGTCTCATACGTCGACATTAAAGGTACAGAACTAATTATAATATCTGCGTCCGTAGCATCAGTCTCCCTCATAGTTAATAATACATATTCTGAATTCGTTTCAACATCCACAGAGTTACCCATTACTATAGGATAATTTGGAATTTCTAATGGGTCTGTAGTTTGTCCTGCTGTAACACCGAGAGAAGAATTTGATTGTGTTACAACGTCTGCTGAAAGATACCAACCTGCAGGATGAACGAATTTTTTATATAATACTTCATAATCTGAAAAAGATAAACCTGTTCTAATAATAACAGAGAATATCTGATAACGTTTATCGTCTTGAATGAATTTTAGGTATTGTGGACCAATCCAAGAATCGTTCAAAATGAATATGTTTCTTTTAGGATAAACAATCTCAATATCTTCATTAAAAAAAGATTTAAAGAATTGTTCAACAGAAATTTGCGTACCCTTCGCTCTATAAAGAGCAGAGATTAACTTGGTCATTAATCTAGGATTTGCCACAAATTCAGTATGGTCTAATCCATTACCAATTTCAGCTAAGATATAGTCTAAGTGTTCTAATGAAGTTGAAGATATATCTCGAATATCAAACAAACCACGTATCGTTTCTTCGAAAGAACCTGACATTTCTTCGTCAGTGAATTCATAATACTTTTCTAGAAACTTAACAAGTTGTGGGTAATCTTGAGCATAAACCTCAGGCAACAGATGAGAAACAAGACTCTGATGAAACTTGGTTGTAAGTCGTTTAGTATTGTTTCTGAAGTCTGACATTATAACACAACCTTATTCATTCCAGATTCTTTTACGCTAGAAACATTTAACATACCAGAGTCTAATGTAACAATGTAATTTCTCAAAGGTTTGATTGTACTTTGATTCGCAGGTTTTGCGCTTATTTTCAAATTAGTTGATTCTTCTATATTCAACGCGTTAATTGTGACTCTACCTCTATTTGGATCATATTCACCTACATTAAATAATATTGGTTCATTACTCAAGTTGAATATTTGTAATCTATTCGATCCAAGTTCGTTTTTAATAAAGACCCTTTGTCCTTTATATACGAACGAAGAAGTTGTAATGATATGTTCGTCTTTGTCTGGCGTCGCCAATACGATCGGGAAGTTAACATTATAATCTTTCTCGAATCCAACTAAAACATCTGGAACACTTTGTTGAACTTTAACATCAATGCGCGAGTTAAGTATTGCTGTAGATAAATCATCAATTTGCGATAGTAAGTTCGAACGTCTGAATGTAGTATTGAACGTGTTTAGATTGTTTTCAAAATAAGACTCAACTAACTGTTTGACTTGAACTTCTAATGCCTGTACTGTAGAACTTGTTTTTGCTGGATCCACATTGAACGAAACATTCAATTCAAGTTGAGTATATTCTGGATCGACAAACTCGGTGTCTATAGACATTATTGATATATTAGAAGTTAATTGGTCTTTAATCAGACGTTGTACTTCTGTTTTAGCTTCTTCGCTTAACCCTTCTTTGAAGTTAAGTGAAACGAACACAGCACCAAATTTAGGTGGTACATTATCTTGACCACCCCAAGCAATAACATCATTTAAATACTGTGAGAATGTAGAACCAATAAGTGATTGGTAATCTTGTGCTGTGACAAGACGTTTCTGAGTTGCGTGTAATGCTGGAGCGTTTCTTTTAATGGAAGCAATGGACTCTTTTTCAGATCCACCAGAAGCTTCAACAACAGAGTTAACTACAATTTGATATTCACTTCCACCAACAGAAAGAATGCTACCCACAAACTCTGATGCAGTATTCGCGATAGAGCCTTGTGTTGAAAGATACTCAACGCGAATTTTATTACCAGCAACAGGCGCTTTACCTAATACATTACCATCACCGAAGAATAGTTCATATTGACCGTTTGCTGCTTCGCGTAACATATAAACAGTAGAATCTTCGTTAATTGTTAACGCGTCATTTACATTTACATATGGGGTATAGTTTACTGTAGTGAAGTTATCAAATACCTTTACAACAACAGTAGACGTATCCATATTCTCGTCCGGTATCACGAACACTTGATCGTCATCTTCACTTCCTACTACGAACGTTCTTACCTTTGGTTCGCCTTGTTTCACTTCAACGTCAAATGTATATGTGTCGTTGACGTTCGGGGCAGAAACGTTATTCATAGTACGGAATATATAAGAGACTTCATCAACATCAGCTGAAAATTCTGTATACTCTGGCAATACCATTGATCCTGGACCGCCTGGAATCGTAACAGAAACATTTAAGTACGCTGTAGCAGCAGTCGCAGACTTTGGATAATAACCAAGCGCTTCTGCGTGTTGCCATATTCGCAGTCAACCCATTCACGTGTGTGTTGTATGCGAGGACGTCTAGAATATTAGAAAGACCGCTTGCTTCAAAGTCATAATCGCCAAACTCGTCGGATTGTTTGAAGTAAGTTTTTAATTTAGTTTTAATCTTTTCAAAATCTAAATCAGAAGTAGAGATTGACATCTATCGTACCCTCGCAATAGTTACTGTCACTGTAACGTCTTCAAGTGTATTAACAACTCGAAACTCAACAGTAACATTAGCAGAATTATAATCTGGTGAAAAATTAGCCTTAACGTTTAATACCCTTGCTCTTGGTTCATAATTCGATATAGCTTCTCGTACTACATGCTCAACATCACTTTCGTCTGTTTCTGTGTCGAGCGAGAATATTAATCTTTGTAAACGCGAACCAAAATATGGCTTAAATGGCTTCTCTCCTCGATTAGTGAGTAGAAGATTACGCACAGACTGCTTTACCGCAGCTGCGTCTGTCTTTTTGTATACGTCACCAGAAGGTCTCTTTTCAAATGAACAATCAATGTCTTTGTAAGTTCTCGCCTTACTCGCAGTGATTGGTTTATTTGACAAGTTACCATCTTCGATAGAAAATGCCTTTGCCATAGTAGTGTTAAACTCTTTTTGTTTTATTTATACCGAAAGAGTAAAGGTGGTTGGAATTCCAATGAGTTTTAATACGTCGCAGAAGTCTAGAGCAAGTATGTCTAATAACTTCCCTAGACCTATTTTGTCTAAGAACTTCTTGATTTTACGAATCCACTGGTTGAGTAACTCTTTTTGCCACTGAGCAAACCACTCTTTGGCTTGTCTCATTAGGTCTGCGATGAGTTCTTCGGCACAAATAATATTCTCGTCAATCTTACCGCCTATTATATCGAGTAAAGACTTACCAAATATTTGTACGCGTTCGAGTTCTTCTACAATTTTATCTCTCGCTTTATCTTTCAACGATTCTAATTTACCTTTGAGGTAACTTTCAACGTCAAAGTCGAGTAAATCTGGTAATGCTGGCAGACCAAGTTTCTTCCATATCTTTTTAAACTTTTTAATCAACGCGCCAAATGCTTTGTGTAGTGCGTTGGTGCACCATTGAATAATCTCATTCTTAATGTACTGCCAAGTATACTTTGCTCTCCACTCATCACACTTGACACCAAACTTACCGTTATATAAATCGTCAAATGGTTCAGGTAAACTTGGAATCTTTTCTGCTATCTGAGTTTTAATTCTCAGTTGTTCCTCTGCTGTGAATATTTTTAAAACATTGATATCAATACCAAGAATATTGACATTGAAGTCTACAGGAATGAGTTTGGAGATCATCTCTAACATTTTAACTGGAATGAAGATATGATATTCTTGTATCAATTCATCCCAAGCGTCTTTCGCTTCTTTCTGCCAGTTTCTTATTTTACCCTTTTCCCAGTAAGGAGATAACACATCTGCGAGTTTCTCAACCAAGTCTTCGATATCTTTGATGAGACTTTCGATTTCATCTACAACTTTTTGTTCTAATTCACCTGCGCCTTCTATCAACTGCTGTTTTAGTTTAGCTGGTAATTGAGCAATTTTATTGAATTGGTCTACGATGTCTTTCTTAGTAGGTAATCCACTACAAGGTATTTCTATTGAAGATACACCAAGAGAACCTAATAATGCTATGGAGCTTGAGGAAGTTTTGAAATTAGATTGTGGTATTTTTGGCACAATAGAATCAATTGGATTCGCGATCGCAGGTAGATCCGCCAATAACAACTCGCCAGAATCTGCGTTGGATCCAACGCCTAGATTGACTAATTGTTCACCGATAAAGATAGACTTAACTGGTCTATTACCGATGTATATCCTATTGATTGCTGGCATTATGCTTCCTCAGCGTCGCCCACGATGAAGTAAATGATTTGATCGTCATACGATTCAAATGCGTCATATTCAGCTTGAGAACCTGTCCAGATACCCTTTGCTCCGCCATATATTCCAGTTGCGGATGGGTTCTGATCCTTTATGACATCAGCTTCAATAGCTGTTAAATCGAATTCTAATTGCGCCATAATACACCTATGAGTTTAGTTTAATATTTTCACTTGCGTTGATATCGACATTCTTAGCTGATACTGTAACAGTATTAGAGCAATCGACGCGAGCACTACCATTAACGATAATTCGCACATCACCATTGACAATAAGAGTGTCGTCCTTTTCGATTACAGTGACACGTGAACCGTCTGCCTGCATTTCGTAGAATGTACCTGACCGATGCTGTTCGCGTATGCGTCCGTCTTCAGAGTCGTCCCACTCTTTGTAGTGACCTGTTTCAGTTTCGTATACTTTATTCAGCGGATATTTGTCTTTCGCTTTAGAGTTAGTATCGCCTTCTTTTGGAATAGATCCAATCACCATTGGGAGTTGGGAGTTCTGTCCGTCAAGGAAGATACCAAACACTTGAGTACCGACTAGAATACCAAGGTTCTGCCCTTTACCTTCGTGGATACCTGTTGTGATTGGAACAACAATCTGCGCCCAAGGTAAATCCTCGTCTTTGATATTATCATACACACCAAGCGCTCGAACCTTTACGCGTCCGAGTTTCAGTGGATCGTTCTCAACATCCACAACGTGACCTACGAACCAACGTACAGCGTCACCATAATAATCTATATAAGTTTTTGGTATCATACTTCACCGTTCGATAATTTAACACAAGTTAACGCTACAGTATAATCATCACGTTGAAAACTGTGTTTTGCTGCGTAGATTAAATATTCGCCAGACTTTTTCTTGTCAAATCTATTTGAACTTTTACCTTCGTCGTTTAAGTTAGCAGGAAATTTAATCTCTAATTTATTTCCGATAGTATTATTAGTATCTGTTTGTAAGAAGTCTATACCATTAACACGAACATTAATTGGTTGTTTTTTAAGTAATCCGTCCATTGCTCTTTGAATAGAATTCAAGTTATACTTACCTTTAGTCGGACTTTGGTGATATGACATATTCCCTTCAAATGCCTGTGCACTCATTATTTGAGACATATGTCTACTTTGTATAGAGTTATATGACTTTCCATTTAATTTATATTCAGAACTAAACAGAGGATTGCTTTGTAATAGTTTGTCTTCGACTAGAGTATTGACAATCTTACCCATATCTTGTTTATGTTCAAAGACTTCATTTTTAGTAATGTCTATAAACTGATGAGTGGCGCCAATAAATCCTTTGTCAATTAATTCATAAAGATTTTCTGTGTTTTTTACTTCATAGTCTAATATTACTCGACGTCTAGAAGTTTCGTCATAATTTTCATTTGGAGAAGGTATAGCAGATTCAGTATAAGTGTAAGGTTTGCCTGCGTTCATTGCTGGTCGCGATAATATTGTTTTTAAATCAAAAAGGCATAACGAATCACCATTAAAAGGAGAAAACAAATAATATGGATATCCCCTTTCAGTACTCATCTTGTTTTTAATCCAACTCATAGCATTCAAAGGTGTTAGATTAGGAACTATCAATTTAGAAGCTTGATCGTTCGAACCGCTAGTCAGTAAAGATTTATTTAAAAATTCTTTTGCTATTTTAGTCATTGTGGCTTTTGGACTACCGCTGTATGCCTTATTCACATTTTGTAAGTTAGAATAATAATTAATCGATTCTGTTAAATGTAAAATTACTAATTCGTTTGTCTCATTGCCCTTGACTGTTCTGACGACTTTGTCGATGTAAAATTCTTTTTCTATAGAGTTTGCGATTATAGTGTTTGCTCTAATCTTAACAGTAACTGTTTCAGCTCCACTGACATTTAACGAAGACATTACATTATCTCCGTCTACAAAAGAAAGTACTGCTGTGACATATGGTTTATCAATGTGCTCATACACATCCATTTCTGCGACAACATTTCTTATGTCTATTGGAATTGGATTCTGTGGACTCTTTATCACCACATTTTCAAATATGACTGGTGTGGCATTTTCAATAGCAAAGTTACTACTCATTACGATCTCACCGCATCATTAAACGCTGTTACCACTTTAGAGATAGTGGAAGGTTTTAATACATTTATTTCTTTGAGTTTGTCGTTTTCTGCGATATAATAATCTAAGTTAGTCACACGAACTTGCCCTTCGCCTTCAGAAGTAAATGGTAGATAATCTATAAGTTCACCGTCAATAGCGTGATATCTAGCAGCAAGATGTTCTGGTGTAAAATACTCAGCAGTGATGGTTTCGTTGGTATTAACAGAAGTGATCAAGTCTCCTTCTACAATATCATTGGTAGAAAACGCGACAGGAATATATTCCTCTCCTTGAAGTTTTCTTAGATTAGTTACAGTAATATCACCAAGTTTTAAATTACGATACACGACATCAGCTCGAAGACCAGAACGATTACACATAATAGTTTCTCCAACCTTTATCTTATCAAATATTTGGTCGTGAGTATGAATTACATAATCAGGAAAGTCTTTCTTCGCTTTTTCTAATAATTCGAACTGGTCTAATGGCCAACCTTTTTCGCGTAAATTATCATTGATTAAAAATAGAGTCCAATAAAGATCTGCGTCTTTATATAATTTGAACGCGACTTGATCTGGACGTTCACCTGTCACAATATGGTATTTTGTATAGAATGCTCCATTGTTTTTTATTTCATCTACAACTTCAGCATACGTGGTTAGATTCTGAGCCAACGCAACCTTGCCATCACCGAATGAATAAAATGTTTTTGGGAAATTACTAAAATATGGCATATTAATATCCTTGAGCAATATTACGACGATCTAACGTTTTCTCTTCTTGGAAGTTAAGAGTCAAGTCAATCTCAACAGGTTTACCGTCTTTATGGAAAGCCATTGTACTTGGATTGTAATTAGTAGACACGCCTTTGAGGAAACACTTCTGGAACTTATTACCCACTCTAACATCGCCTGATTCTGTTTTATAGTTAACTTCTATGTCGAATAGATCTGGATACTTGTAACCTGCCGATAATCCAGCTTCAACAGCATCATCAGTACCGTCAAGAGACAAACTTCCAGAAGCGCCTATTGTTTCTGGATATGCTGCATATCTAAATCTTTTTATGATATCTTCAACAACTTTAGATTCTTCTGGTGATTTAGGTATAAATTTGAACTGGAATGTAAATTCACGTATGGTTACACCTTTAAACGAAGAACGCACATTTGGATTTACAGTAACACCTACCGCGATTGAAGCGCCTTCAGCCAAAGCGCCAGCTCCAGGAATAGCACTCATTCCTCGAACCATTGCCACTCTTGCGATGTCTGAACCTTTGGCTTGACCAGTTAATTCCGAGATAGTTTTTCCGCCTTGTTTCATGACTTCGCCTAGCGCATTCAAAGCACCACCACCTTTAGCGATAGCTTCGAACGTAGCACCACCAGCAAGACCGAGAGCAGGCGTATCGTATTGTAAACCGTCGTTAAAAGTCAATGCTGTCGGTAAGTACAGCACGATATTATCGCCCTTACTGACAACTTCTCTAGTTGTTACAATAGAACCAGAAGTAGGATCGTTTGCGTCAACAGAAGATGCGTCTGTATTATCGTCGTCCCCAGAGAATAAATCGATAACAGCGTCGACCGCAGCACCACCTAGATTATTGAAAAAACTAAAAATATTTCCATTTGACTGTTCAGCAGAAGATCGAACTGTGGATACGCTCGCGTCAATACCTTTACTCAAAGCACTTTGTGTCGCTTCTCCGAAAGTTGGAGGAACAATCTCACTAAGTCTGAACTTAATGTATGCTTGATATCTATCTTGATTTTCTATTGGGTATCGCAAAGAACCTGTAAGAATCGCTTCTTCAGTTTTCTTTTCTTCGTACTGCTTGTTTGCCTGAGAAAACTGTTCTTCAGTAATCCCTTGCGAACCTCTCGGTGGTACTTCTGCTATGGTCATTTTTAGATCTCGGTATAAATACTTGTTAACTATTTATAACCAATAATAAGAATGAAGACATATAAAGGTAGATACAAACCAAAGAACCCTTCCAAATACGCAGGTGATGCGAACAACGTAGTGTACCGCTCGATGTGGGAACGTCACGTAATGAAATGGTGCGACGATAACACAAACGTTGTGTCTTGGGTCTCAGAGGAAGTCGTAATACCATATATTTGTCAGACTGATAAGAAGCCACACCGTTACTTTATGGACTTTGCTATACAGTTCTCGGACGGTAAAAAGATACTCGTTGAAGTCAAACCATTCAAAGAAACACAGAAGCCTGAAAATAAACAAGGTAAACGTCGCCAGACGTTATTAAAAGAAGGCATGACCTATATCAAGAATCAATCTAAGTGGCACGCAGCAAGAGAGTTTGCGTTAGACCGTGGTTGGCACTTTGAGATATGGACTGAGAAAGAACTCACTGCTATGGGGATTATGCCTAAGTCCACCCAAAAACCAAAAGGCAAGTACGCCTTCAAACCACTCAAAAAGTTCTCTCGTAAAAAACCTAAAAAATAGTTATAAATAGATTTATATTTTTTAACGGAGACCGCAGTGTCTAACTTATTTCAAAAACTAGAAATTGAAGCATTCCGCGCAGGTATCACGCCACGTACAAAAGAATCGCGTCAGTGGTTTATGAATAAAATTAAGAACATGCGTAACATTAACCGTGAACAGTTAATGAAGTCTGATCCGTTGAAAAGAACAAGTAATGAAGTTGTTGGTTCAATGTATATGTTTTTCTATGATCCGAAACACAAAGATACATTACCGTATTATGACAGATTTCCATTGGTTGTGGTAATTGGTCCAGCCGAAGGTGGATTCCTTGGGCTGAACCTTCATTATCTTCCCCCAGCACTTCGAGCCAAGATGCTTGATGGCTTGATGGATATTACAACTGATAAGAAGTTCACCAACGCAACAAGGTTTAAAGCGACCTATGCGTTGTTGGCTAAAACAGCAAAGTTAAAGTATTTTAAACCTTGTGTGAAACATTATTTAAATGACCACGTACAGGGTCAGTTTGCGTTAGTACCTGCTCCAGAGTGGGAGATTGCAACATTCCTGCCAACGGCAGACTTCCGCAAAGCGAACAACTTTAAAGTCTACAGCGACAGTAAGAGAATGATAAATGGCTAGTATAGAACAATTAAAAACACAGATGAGTAGAGCGAATGGTATGGCTTTGGCTAATCAGTTTGCTGTTCAGTTGCCTAGTATCGGTCGGTTTACAGGTCGCACCCTTAACTTGATGTGTAAGAGTGTAACGCTTCCAGGAAAACAGATTACAACCAAAGAACAACAAATCGGTTTATATAACGAGAAAATGGTTGATGGTTTCATTGTAGAAGATGTATCAATGACATTTTACGTCCTTAACGACTATCACACCAAGTTATATTTTGATGAGTGGCGTAAACTAATGGTCGGCGAAAAACGTGGAGAAGTTGGCTATAAGAAAGATTACGCAAAACGTGTAACTATTCATCAATTACGTAAACCAGATAATACTGGCATTCTAGGACAAGAATATAACAAAGAAATAAGTATCGGTGGTATCTTTAACATTGGATTCGATTTCTTCGCAAACTCAATCTACTCGGTTGACTTAATAGAAGCATTTCCAACATCACTATCATCGATAGAGTTATCGAATGATCCAGACGGATTAGTAGAGATGACAGTCCAGTTCTCATATACGAACTGGGAAGTGAAACAAGATTTATTATCAACGTTGAACAGAGGATTGAAGTTCGACATTTAACAATAGGGTTATAAAATGGCATTACCTAAATTAAACTCGACACCGAGTTATGAAGTGACAATTCCTTCAAGTGGACAATTAGTAACATATAGACCATTTTTAGTGAAGGAACAAAAAAACTTATTGATTGCGCTAGAGACGCAAGACCGAAAA